GGATTTTCTTGTTGGAAAAGATGAATATGAGCCTAAACATCCTCAACTCGACCCCAAAAGAAGACCAACAGACCCAGAAGCTATTAAAAATGCTAGACCTGATCCTCGTACAGAACCTGAAGTAATTCGTTTATTAACGCCAAATTGTTTTAAAAGTGGGGCAATTGGCTCTTCAGTAATTACTGTAACAGAGTTTTCTCATGGCAGAACTACAAACAGCGCTGTAAGATTTAGAAATGTAAGTGCTTTTGATGGATTTTCGCAAACTGTATTAGAAAATTCTCTTGGTTATATAATAACTGTGCTTGATGAAAATAGATACACATTTGCGGTGACTACTGGTTCAGCAACACTAGGGAACACAAGAGGTGGTGGTGAAAATGCAACAGCAGGCCCAGGAACGGCAACTGCTCCAACAGCTTCTCCAACTTTTGACTCTACTGGAACTACACTTGATTCTACAAGCAATACTTTTGACGAGGCTTAAATGGCAAAACAAACAGTAGGAATTGGCTCATCTGCAAATGACGGCACAGGCGATAGCTTACGAGCTGGCGCAGATAAAATTAATGACAATTTTAATGAAATCTATGCTGCGTTAGGAAACAGTTCTAGTGTGCTAACTGACATCATAGACGCAAACGGTCTTTTAGATGTTAGTTCTGGCGCAAACAAAATTGTTTTTTATTATGCGGCCTTGACTGATTTGCCAAGCGCATCAACCTATCATGGCGCAGTTGCTCATGTTCACGCAACTGGTGGGCTGTATTTTGCTCACGGCGGTAATTGGATACGACTTAATGATGAAGTTAGCGGCCCAACAACCACATACACAACGACAGCAGCTACGGGTTCTGCCTACACTTTTTCTGGCCCAGGTGCTACCGCTGGTAACAACCCTAACTTTACTTTTTACAAAGGCCATACTTATCTGATTGACAATACTTCTTATGTAAGTAGTCACCCCTTGCAGATACGAACTTCGGACGGAGGTTCTGCTTTTACAACAGGAGTTACGGATAACTATAATAGCACCACTGGGCTAACTCAGTTCATTGTGCCACATGAGCCTAGTGACACTTCGTTGGTGTACCAGTGTACTGTTCACAGCAGCATGGTTGGAAACATAACAATAGTATAAGTGAGTCAACGGAATGTCATTTACTTACACACAACTAAAACAAGCCATACAAGACTTTTCTGAATACACAGAAACATCTTTTGTTACGAATTTGCCTGTGTTTATTCGTGGTGCAGAAGATCGTATTTTCACTATGGTGGACTTGGAGTTGTTTCGTAAAAACGCAACATCCGCTCTTACTGTAGACGATCCTTATCTAACACTGCCGACTGATTACTTAGCGTCTTTTTCTTTTCAAATCACAACAGCTTTAAACAAAGAATTTTTGCTTCAAAAAGATGTTAATTTTGTGCAGCAATATACGATTGACTCATCTTCTACAGGCAGGCCAAAGTATTATGCTGTTTTCGATGTTGACAACTATATTGTTAGTCCAACTCCTGATCAAAACTATACTGTTGAACTTCATTACTATTATCGCCCTGTCAGTTTAACTGCTGGTGCTGATAGCGGTACAACATGGTTGAGTTCTAATGCCCCAAACGCACTTCTTTACGGTTCTTTGGTAGAAGCGTATACTTATATGAAAGGCGAAGCTGATATGATGCAACTGTATGAACAAAGGTTTGGTCAGGAGATTCAGCGTTTGAAAGACTTGGCGGAAGCCAGAGAGAACTCTGACGCATATCGCAGAGGCTTACCTGATAGGCCAAGGACTTAGGAGTAAAAAATGGCAACAAGTAATGCAGCAACCACTTATCTTGAGAATAAGTTACTAAACTTTATTTTCAAAAATAACGCTGGTTCTTTTTCAACCCCCGGTGACAGCATTTATCTAGGGTTAGCTACCGCAGTTTCTGACGCTGAGGCTGGAAGTGTAACAGAGGCTAATTTTACCAACTATGCAAGACAGCAGATTGCAGCGTCTGGTTGGACTGTTACGTCAAGTAGTGCAGATACACAGACAGCTAAAAATGCTGCTGATGTATCCTTCCCTGCATCTGGTGGGACGAATAACACAATCACACATGCGTTTATCGTTGATGCTGCTTCTTCAGGCAATATCTTGTTTGTAGGTGCGCTAGACGCAAACAAGACTATTGAAAGTGGCGATATCTTCAGGGTTAATGCAAACAACCTAACAATTGAGTTGAAGTAAACATGGCAGGTCAGTTAATTCTTGCTGATAGAGTAAAAGAAACCACCGCTACAACTGGCACAGGCACATATACTTTAGCTGGTGCGGTTACTGGTTTTGATAGCTTTGCTGAAGTTGGTGATGGTAACTATTGTTACTATTGTTGTACTGACGGCACTGATTTTGAAATAGGGGTTGGTAAATACACTGCTTCTGGAACGACTCTTGCAAGACAATTTGTGTTAAAAAGCAGCAATACAGCTACAGCAACGGCTGATGTAAACGGTGCTGTTGAGTATTCTTACACATTAAATGTGGATAATGTTAGCGGAACAATATCCCCCAGTATGAGAATTAGAGGGAGCAGCGTAAATCCTCTTCCGCAAATTGTTTCTAGCATAAGCGGAACTACTATAACTTTACTGACTAGATCAAATACTACTGCGGATGACACAGGCGGCACATTTGCCGACAATGACTCTCTTACTTTTACTGATGGAAAAGTGAATTGGGGGTCTGGTTCAAAAGATATTTTTGTTACTTTGCCTGAAGAATCTCAGGGTGGTGTTGTAGATTTAATGTATTCTGACGCCTCCAATCAGTATTACGACGGGGGGAATATCGCTATCGGCCCTGGTGCGATGGCAGACTTTATTGATACTGAATATTTAGGTGGGCAGTCTGTCGCAATCGGTGTAAATGCATTAAAGAAAACCAGTTCCACTACGGGCGCATATCCTTTCGGGGTAGCCATAGGTTTTGAAACGGCTCAAGAAAACCTTACGGGCAGAAACATGACCGCAATTGGTGCTTTTGCTTTAAAAAACGACACTTCCAACAACAACACTGCGGTTGGTATGAGAGCAGGAGAAAGTCATACAACAGGGAGCAACAACACTTATATCGGTCATCTTTCTGGCCCATCACAGGAGAATGGCACTGGCGATGGAGCATCGCATAATGTTTCCGTTGGTGTTCAAGCCTTAGAGGACCTTACTAGTGGTGATTACAATGTCTGTATAGGCAACTTTGCAGGAACCGATATTACAACAGCAAGTCAATCTGTACACATAGGTCGAAGAGCCGGAGACTATGTAACCACAGCAAATGATACGATAGGTATTGGTTATAGCGCAGGAGCCGAATCAGGCACCAATAGCATTAGTATAGGTTATCAAGCTAATAGCAGCACAAGTCAAAATCAAGGTGGACTCGGTAACATATGCATAGGTTATCAAGCTGGGGATGCTATCACGACTGGTGATTATAATATTTTAATGGGTTATGCTGCCGATATGCCGAGAGGTTACTACGTTCGTTCTGTTGCTATTGGCTATGCAGCCGACTGCAACGGCGATGATTGTGTAAATATTGGCACTAATTCAGGGGGTGCTGTAAGTTCAAGCTATACAGATGGTGACAATAATGTAGCCATTGGAAGCTATTCTCACTATGGAAATGGTAGAGGTGATGCCAATATCAATATAGGAGTGAACACAAGTAGAGCTTATTACACTACTTCGGGTGAGAACATCTCTATTGGCTACCAAGCGTCCTATTATTTGAACGGCGCGCAATGGTCAACAAATATCGGATCTCAGGCTGGCGAACAAGATCAAAATTCTTACGGCTCAACAAGAATTGGATATCGAGCGGGTCGATACTATAAGGGTAGTTACGGCACCTGTTTAGGATACAACGCTGGTTCTACAGGCACCACTACATACAGTGGTAATGGTATTATAGCCATTGGATTTAACGCTCTACCCTCTTCTACCACTGCTTCATATGAAATTACACTAGGTAATAGTACTATATCAGCACTGCGTTGTCAGGTAACGTCAATAACGGCTTTGTCTGATGAACGTGATAAAACAGCTATAGAAGATACCGATTTAGGTTTGGACTTTATTAAAGCGTTAAGACCTGTTAATTTCACTTGGAATAGGCGTGATGGAACGTGGCCTGGTCGAAAAGAAGTAGGCTTCATAGCTCAAGAGCTACATGAAGTTGAAATGAATTTTAATTCTACCAACAGAACAAGGTTGGTTAGCTATTCAAATCCAGAAAAATTAGAAGCTACACCAATGAACACTTATCCAATTTTAGTTAAAGCTGTTCAAGAGTTAAGTGCAAAAGTTGAGAGTTTACAGGCAAGAATTACTAAATTAGAAGGAAGTTAAATTATGGCGATAAATGAATTAAACAGAGACTATCTTAGACTTCTTCATTCATGCGATATGATTGAAAACATCGTTAGCGGATTAAAGATGGAAGACTCATCTGACTCCGATAAGAAACTTCAGGTGGGTAATATCGTTATGATGCTTGAAGCGGAAATACTTGATGATAAGTATGAAACCGCAAAAAAAGATTTAACACGAATAAATGATGTCATAAAAGCTGGGCGCACTTACTGGAAATCGTGACCTTTCCGTTCAGCCTGACCAATGGGATAAAGACGGATGATTGGCGCATTTTCCATTTCAGAAGTACCGATTTCGGTTGGTCAGACAGAATCTATAGTCGAGGCTTCAGCCAGCTTAGACTTTAATTTCACGCAAACCACCACCCAAACTCGTATTCGTTCTGAATCTGCTACATTAGATTTTAATTTTACGCAAACCAGTGCAGCCAATGGGACATTCTCCGCAGTGTCTCACATGATTGGCACTGCAACAAAGACAAACATTGCTTCTGGAATTATGGTGGGGGTTGCAGACATAGAGTTTGCCTTCACGCAAACAACAGTTCAGGGTGCTATTCTTACCGCAAGCGGAACGGTCATATCACAGTTTGATCAAACATCGGACGCTATAAAAGTGGCGTCTGGGGTATCAACGCAAGACTTTAATTTTACCCAGACCACAGTTCCTGTAAAAGTGGCATCTGGAGTATCAACACAAGATTTTAACTTTACCCAGACTACCACTGGTTCAAGAATATCTCCTGCAAGCTCTACGTTGGACTTTAACTTCACTCAAACCACTGTTCCTACTCGTGTAAGGCTTGACAGTGCGTCAATGGACTTTTCGTTCATTCAGACCGTTGCCGCGAACAAAACTCTTCTTGGTACAGCAGAAATTATTTTCTCATTTGTACAAACCACCCCTGGTGAGATATTATGGGTGCGGATTGACCCTGATACAGGAACAGTTGAGACTTGGACACAAATTACACACACAGGAGATTCGTGGGTGCAGATAACACATAGCGGTGATACATGGACTCCAATCACTCATACTGGCGATACATGGACAGAAATCTCAGGAAATGGTAATGTGGAAACGTGGTTAGACAAGGTGGTATAAATGGCAAGTACCTATACAAACAATAATGGCATAGAACTTATAGGCAGTGGTGAACAGGCTGGCGCTTGGGGTGCTACAACAAATGTAAATCTTGAGATTATTGATAAAGCAATCAACGGCGTTTTATCTTTAAGCCTAACTGGCACAACAACCACGCTTTCCACTTTAAATGGTGACAAAACATCAGATGGGCTAAACAAAGTTTTAGTTCTTGCTGGTTCACCAAGTGGCACAAACACTATTACTGTTTCACCAAACGATGCTGATAAGTTATATTTTGTTGTAAACAACTCAGGTCAAAGCGTTATATTTACTCAGGGTTCAGGGGGTGATGTCACTGTTCCAAACGGCAACACTGCCACTATCTTTTGTGATGGCGCAGGTTCTGGAGCCGCAGTCACTGACTTATCACCTCAAAATCTTTCTGTTAGCGGTGTAAACAAAGTATCAGCTACGTCAACAGGTGTAACTATAACAGGAACCGCATTAGCGACCACTGACACAGACACAACAAATACAGGCAGTGTGACGTTGGATTTTCAAGCAAATCAAAACTTTGTGTTAACACTTACAGGCAATGTTACTTTAGCAAACCCAACGACTGAACAGGTGGGGCAGTCAGGGTTTATTGTGTTTGTGCAAGATGGCACGGGAAACAGAACGCTTAGTTTAGGAAGTCAATACTTTACAGCAGGCGGTCTTAACACACTTGCGCTTTCAACTACAGCTAATGCAGTAGATGTTGTGCCTTACATTGTTAAAGCCGCAGGTGAGATTCTTCTTGGCACACCACAGCTAAACTTTTCATAAGGGGTAAGTATGTCAGGACCGTTTGGCGCAGGTGGGTTACAGTTTTTTTCTGCTGCTGACCTTTATACTTACAAGTTAGAGCAATCTTTACGCTTCAACAGTGCTGATGGAGCGCAGTATCTTTCTTTGCAAAACTCTTCCGCAGGAAACAGAAGAACATTCACATGGTGTGGCTGGATAAAAAGGTCAATTGTAACAAACGATATGGCTTTGTTTGCTTCAGCTAATTCTGTTTCAAGCGATCTTCCACAAAGCATAGAGGCAGGTCTTTCAATACAACAAGACAATACTCATGAGCCAGGAACCACAAATGCAAATAATGCTTATGGATCTATAAACTTTGTTTTTCAAACCGTGCTTTCGCCTAGCGTTAGTATAAAGCAAGTTTGGACAAGCACAGCGTTAAGAGATACTGGGGCGTGGACGCACATTCATGTAATCGCAGATTCAACTCAAGCAACAAGTTCAGATAGAATTAAAGTCTATCAAGATGGAACAAAAATAACTAGTTTCAGAACCACCACTTATCCTGATCAAGATGCTCAATCAACAATCAATAACAGTAGTAACTATCATTTTATTGGCTACGGATCACCTCAAAGCAGCACTGATTCAACTAATGGATATATGGCAGAGGTTCATTTTTTTGATGGTGCTGCGGTTGATCCTACGGATGTAGGAGAGTTTAAAAACGGTGTTTGGGTTCCTAAAGAATACACTGGCTCTGCTTATGGAACTAATGGGTTCAAGTTAAATTTTTCTAATAGCTCCAGCCTTGGTGCTGATACTTCTGGGCAGGGCAACAACTTCACAGTTGCAAGTGCTTTGGCTGCCACAGACCAAGTTTTGGATTCTCCAACCCGAAACTACTCAACATTAAATCCGTTAGGTTACTTCTGTGGTGATGTAACCTTTACTGAGGGTAATTTAAAAATATCAACTCCATCTTCTGGATCTAATTACGAAACAAGGTTTGTGCCTAGCACTCATCATATGACAAACGGAAAATGGTATGCTGAGATTCGGCACACAGCAGCGATTGGATCATATGCAGAAGTAGGCGTTATAAAAGAATATGCGGAGGTTTTAGGCAAGGGATCAATTACCACAAACGGCTGGGGTTATAGCGATGGTGGTGAAATTAGAAACAACAACTCTAACTTGCAGTCTAGTTTAGCTACTTTTACTTCAGGGGACATTATTGGGATTGCGTTTGATGCTGACAACGGAACTTTGCAGTTTTACAAAAACAACTCCGCTGTAGGTTCGCAAATAACTGGCCTAGATACAGATGCAATGTGGCACTTTTTTCAAAACGGGGACTTAGATTTTACGTCCGTTTGGAATTTTGGACAGGATAGTTCTTTTGCTGGTGCAGTTACCGCTCAAGGAAATGGCGGTATAGGGGAGGATTTTTATTACACACCTCCATCAGGTTATAGAGCTTTAGCGGCGTTTAACTATAAAGAATCTAGTATATCACCCGCTTTAGCAAACCAACCTGAAAAACATTACAATTCTGTCAATTACACTGGTACAGAGGCAACGCAAAGCGTTACTGGAGTTGGCTTTACTCCGGGTATAGTGTGGTCACGAAACAGAGGTGGTTCTGGAAAGTTTACAATGTTTGATATTGTTAGAGGCGCAACCAAAGAATTAAAAATTGGTTTGTCGAGTGCCAGTGACACTATTGAAGTAACTGATGCAAACAGCCTAACCTCTTTTGACACAGATGGTTTTTCATTAGGTAGCGCAGAAACGCCTAATGATAATGGAACTGGTTACATAGCTTTTAATTTTAAACTTGGTGGAGCGGCAACTACAAACACTCAAGGTTCAATAAACACTGAAACAAGTGCCAACACAGCGGCTGGAATGAGTGCTATTACTTACTTAGGAAGTGCCTCTAATGCTACAATTGGGCATGGCTTGGTTAAAGCTCCAGAATTTATCATGTTTAAAAACAGAGATACGTCAGACCTTTGGTGGGCGTATCACCATAGAGCAAATTACCAAGGAACATCAACAACTGACCCAGAGGATTATTATATTGATATGGGGTATAGTGCTGCTGGTGCCGCCACCTCAAGTACTTCATACCTTCAAAGCACTGCTCCAACGTCCAGTGTGATTACCATTGGGCCTGACCATAATGTAAACGGTCCTTCTGAAAACATGCTTGCATACTGTTTCCACGAAGTTGACGGTTTTAGTAAGTTTGGTGTTTATCAAGCATACGATAAAAATAGCGCAGGCATGGGTGGGTTTATTCCATTACCTTTTAAACCTGCTTTTATAATTATAAAAAGTATAAATACAACAACTCAAACAGATTGGGTAATGTTTGATTTTAACTCATATGGAACTTATGGTGGCAACAATACAGCCAATCATCAAAATTTTCCCCTTGCTCAATTAACAGGTTTTGGCAGTGTAAACGAAAACATTCATATTGAAATGTTTTCAAATGGTTTTAGGGTTCAATTACAGTATGCTGATGTTAATGAAGAAGAACAATCAGGAACCCCAACATATGTAAACTATGTGTATGCGGCATTTGCAAAAATGCCGTTAAAGTATAGCACGGCGGTATAGGAGTACGACATGCCTTGGAAATATAAAGAAGAGGTCATACGAGAAGGGGTGTCTTGGGCTGGTTTAGACGGCGTTAAGCATCCTTCTAATTGGTCTATATGGACTGATAAAGAAAAAGAAGCAGCGGGTCTTGTATGGGAAGAACCGCAAAAAGAAGAAAGCTATGATGAAAGGTTTTGGTTCAATGCTAATACCCCAAAACCACTAGAGGATTTAAAACAAACTTGGAGAGAGGTTGTTTCAAGATCTGTTAGCTCACTGCTAAAGCCAACTGATTATGTTTACATAAAAAAGGCAGAAGACAGTTCTTACGAAATCCCTGAATCTCTGTTAACATATAGGCAAAACGTGAGAAAAACAGCAGCTACAATTAAAGAAGCTATTAACGATGCGACGGATCATGAAAGTTTTGTAGCTTTGTTTAAAGAAGGAAGCAATGGCAAGTCAATGATCAACGATTGGCCTGAAAAAGAGTAAATCATGCCACTCACAAAACTACAGTTTAGACCCGGCATAAATCAAGACATCACTTCATATTCCAACGAGGGTGGGTGGCGTGATTGTGACAAAATACGTTTTCGTATGGGCTATCCTGAGAAGCTAGGGGGATGGGAAAAATATTCTCCTAATCAATATCAAGGTAGTGCTAGGTCTTTACACAATTGGATTGCGCTAGATGGCTCTGATTTTCTGGGCATTGGTACACATTTAAAATATTATATAGAACAAGGTGAAGTGTTTAACGACATAACACCTATTCGTGAGACAACATCTGCTGGTGATGTAACCTTTGCGGCAACAAATGGTAGCACAACAATTACTGTTACTGATAGCCAGCATGGCGCACAACAGTTTGATTTTGTAACTTTTAGTGGTGCAGCTAGTTTAGGTGGCGCAATTACCGCAACGCAACTTAACAAAGAATTTCAAATAATTCGTGTTTTAGGAACAAACACATATGAAATAACTGCTTCTGTAGCTGCTAACAGCTCTGACACAGGAAATGGTGGATCAAGCACTGTAGGCGCATATCAGATAAATGTTGGTACAGATACAGGCATTGGCGGCACGGGTTGGGGTGCAGGTTTGTGGGGTGGCGAAACTACAGGTGCGCTTGAAACAACAATAAATGAGGGCGGAACTTTTAGTGCTGTAGATACAACCTTAACAGTAACTAGCGGCACGGGCATTGTAGCGACCGACGTTATTCGCATTGAGAAATCCTTAAACCGTACTGAATTGATGCTTGTAACAAATGTTTCTACCAACGACCTCACCGTTGTTAGGGGATATGCTGGAACAGGAGCCGCTTCTGAGGTAAATACTGAAGGCCCGACTGCGGCTACAACACACGCTGATGCGTCTGTGGTTACTTTAACAAAAGGTAACGCAAGTGCTGATAATGATTTTGCTGGATGGGGTGTTGCTGCCTCTGGTGGCCTTACAACATTAAATCAAATACGTCTTTGGTCACACGATAATTTTGGTGAAGATTTGATTATAAACGCTCGTGATTCCAACATATATTACTGGGATAAGACAAATGGTTTAGATACCAGAGCTTTAGAACTTAGCACCATATCAGGAACAAAAACCTCTGTACCTCAAATCGCTAAACAAATTCTTGTTTCTGACCAAGACAGGCATGTTATTGCATTTGGTTGTGATGGGGTAGGAGCAAATTCAAGCGCCACACAAGGAGATGGAGTGCAAGACCCACTTTTAATTCGTTTTTCATCTCAAGAAAACCCGATAGATTGGTTCCCCACTTCAACAAACACTGCTGGTGATTTAAGGCTGGGTGCAGGCTCTGCATTCGTACAAGCAGTAGAAACCAAGCGTGAAATTCTTGTGTGGAGCGATACATCTCTTAATTCCATGCGTTTTATTGGGCCACCATTTACATTTGGCTTACAACAGCTTGCTTCTGGAGTCACGATTGCCAGCCCAAATGCGGCTGTCGCAGCGGAAGATTATGTATTCTGGATGGGGATTGATACTTTTTATGTTTACGCTGGTCAGACAGCGCAACTTCCATGCACAGTGAAAGATAAAGTTTTTCTTGACTTTAACCAAGCTGAAAGAAACAAAGTTGTATCAGGCATAAACTCTGAGTTTAGTGAGGTGTTTTGGTTTTATCCATCCGCTGATTCTACTGATAACGATAAATATGTTGTTTATAATTATGTAGAAAAGGTTTGGTATTTTGGCTCTCTCGCAAGAACTGCATGGTTGGATCGTGGAACTCGTAATTTCCCTTCAGCCGCTGGTGGAAGTTACATTTATAGCCACGAACTTGGTTACGATGATGATGGTTCTGCGATGAACTCATTCATCGAGTCCGCAGCTATAGATATCGGTGATGGGGATAAATTTACATACTTGCGAAAAGTGATACCAGACTTGACGTTTAACGGCTCTACTGAAATAAGCTCACCGCAAGCAACATTTACTGTTAAAGCTAGAAACAACCCTGGTGGCAGCTTTGACGCATCCGACAGTGGTGCAGCTATAAGAACACAGGAAACTCCTGTAGAAAAGTTTACAGAACAGTTAGATTTAAGAGTCCGTGGACGTTCCTTCGCACTTCGTGTAGAATCAAATGCATTAGGGACTAGATGGAAGCTTGGAAGTCCTCGTGTAGATATACGAACAGATGGAAGGCGATAATGTCAAGTAACGAAATTGCACCACCCAGATTGCCAGAACCGCCAATTGATTATAGTATTCAATACATGGCAGATTTGGTTCGTGCATTGGAGACATTCATAGCGCAAGAGAGAAACCCCGGCGAATTACGCGGAACTAAAATAACGCTTACTGATTTGCCAACTTCAGCCACTGGACTTGAAACAGGGGCGTTGTATAATGATAGTGGTACAATAAAGGTGGCATAATGAAGCTAAAAGACTTAGTAAAGACTGCTGCACCAATCGCACTGGGGGCTATTGCTCCGGGGCTTGCTCCGGGCATGAATCCTCTTGCGGCTAGAGCGCTTGCTTCTGGAGTTGGCAGCATGATTTTGGGCGCCAAACCAAAAGACGCCTTATTGTCCGCAGCATTAAGTGCTGGTGTAGGAGCTATGTTCCCAGGCCAGCAGGCACAAGCCGAACAAATGTCTGGGTCAAATCTTGCGCCCGGAGCTATGGGTGGTAGTTACCAATCTAAAGCAGCGGCAAATGCGGCTACAAAAATACCTAGTGGTGGCCCTCCTGGAGGGTCTGGTTTTGGTGCATTAAAGGGAGCGGCCCCTCTTGCTAAATCAAAAACAATGTCTGGCGGCTTGTTGCAATCACTTGGTTTTGCTGGAGAAGATGAGGGTAATCTATTATTTAAAATTCTAAACACCAAGTTAGGCGAAGGTGTAGCTGCTGGTCTTATCGCTCAATTGCTGGCTGGTGGTGATGAAAATGGTGGGGGAGCAAGCCCATCTCAAAGCAGACCTTTTGGAGCTGGTGGCCCAGGTGGGCAAATAGGTGGCATAAATTATGCTCAAGGTGGAGCGGTTCCTAGCCTACAACAGCTTTCAGCGGCAAGCGCTAGAATGGCTCAAGAAATACAGAACATGGCAGGCGGTATGGGCGGAGGCTTGGGTGCTAGAGTTGGAATTGGTGGAGGAGTGAGTCAAGACTCAGCTATAAACAATAACCGCCCGCCTGTAGGCCCTGGTGGGGGCATTGGCCCGTTGCCAGTAAATCCAACGATGGGACAAACAGATTTGTCAGGAGCGCGTCAGCCCACAACAAACATGCAGAATCAGGCTCAAGCAGGCCTATCTCCGTTTGCTAATCCTCTATCTGGAATTGGCGGACTAGCTGGGTTTCCTAGACAATTTTTTAAAGATGGTGGTGAGGCTTACTTCCCCCGTCGTAACGGTGGTATAGACCCATCAGAAGGTTCTGGAAAAAAAGATGATGTCCCAGCTATGCTAATGGCTGGTGAATTTGTAATGACTCGTGATGCTGTCAAAGGGATGGGTGATGGCAATCTACGCAAGGGTATAGACCGCATGTATGGCATGATGGATAACCTTGAAAGGATGGCATAATGTCTACTCAAACCATAGAACAGATACAAAGATTATCACCCTTTCTTGAGGGGCTTGAAAAACGTATCTTGCAGACGGCCTTTGGTGAGTTTGACGGAGAAGAGCAAACTTCTCCGGGGTTGTTAGACAAGGAACTAGGCGCAGACGTAGGTGGTCTTCCTGATTATCAGATAGCAGCGGAAGATCCTTTGCAGGCTGCTGCAAGAGAGCAAGCCTTAAATCAATTTGGTATGTTTCAACCATTTGTTCAAACAGCGGGACAACTTGCTACATCAGGAATAGCTCAAGGAATGGGAATGCTTGATCCTTCTCAGGGAATACAAGCGTTTATGAACCCTTATCAGCAAAATGTTATTGATGAAATTAATCGTCAGGCAGCTATTGGTCAGCAAGGTTTAGATGCACAAGCAGTTCGCTCTGGTGCTTTTGGTGGCTCTCGTGCGGGTATTCAGGCCGCTGAACAAGAAGGCCGCAGGCTTGGTAAGATTGGTGAGTTTCTTTCAAAAGGCTTTGACACAGCTCTTGGCGCATCACAAAGAGCCGCACAGTTGTTCGGGGGATTGGGGCAAGCAGCCAGTGGCATTGGTGATTTAGGCAGGCTTCAATCAGAATTAGGCCGGGCTGACATCGGAATGCTCTCACAGCTTGGTCGCGTTGGTCAGCAACAATCCCAAGCAGAACTAGACGCAACTCGCCAAAATATGATGCAGGGCATTATGGAGCCATTTACAAGACTAGAGCTTGGTAGCTCTTTGCTTAAAGGCACGCCTTCAGGTAGCTTATCTAGCACATTTAAGAGCGCAACAACTCCTGACGCTAACCCATTCTTGCAAGGTGTAGGTGCGTATACTGCGCTTCAAGGCGCTGGTGTAACAGGCAAGTAAGGAGCCCATTATGGCGGTTCAACAATTAGGTCGTGATCAGGCTAGAACTTTAACAGATATAATCAGAGGCGTATCTAGTGCTGGAGGTGGCATTAATGAAGCCCTGCAAAGGCTTGGTTCCACTACTCCTGCTGCTCCTGTTACCAAACAGGCAATAACCGCCTATGACCCTACTGCTGATTATGGACTTGATTCCGAAATGTCTGGAAACATCGACATTGAGGGGGATAATGTAACGCAATCTTTCGGTAAAGACACAAGCACTTTAGGTGATATAATTGGTGGCCTATTTCAGTATCAAGGCCCAGGAAGCCAATCTTTTGAACGAGAGCTTGTTGGTCAGAAGCCACAATTTGTTAAGCCTCAAATAAGCCAAATGACAGAGCAAGAGAGGCTTGAGATGGAGGCTGATGAGCGAGTTGGCATTGATGACCAACTAAAGGCTCTATCAGATTCATTCAAATCTGGTGTTACAGGCGACCCTGAATTTGTGCCTCCTCCTCCTCCCGCAACAAAAGATTCAGAAACAACAACTTCAGAATTTGAGTCTGGTGTTAAAAACACTCCTGAATTTGGTGTAGATAATTTACCAACAAAAGAAGAACAAGACGATATTTTGGAAGAAACTTTTTCCAAAAGCATGAAAGATTATCTTGATGCTTTGAAGGGAGAAGACACAGACGTTAAATCTATAGAAGAATACAAAAAAGATTTTGCAGATGCTACGGGCATTAGCATTGACGGCAAGCCAGATAAGTCTGCTGCCCTGATGTCTTTTGGCTTGGCGTTGATGCAGAACAAAGCTGGTAAAGGTTTTAACATAGGTAGAATGCTTTCAGCGGTTGGCGAGGCTGGTGAGAAAGCAATGCCCGCATTTCAACAGGCTAAGAAGGAAGCAAAGGCAGAACAGCTTGCTGCTGGCAAGTATGCTCTTGATTCAAGAGCCGCAGCGCTTACAAAAGCGGCGGCTACCCGTCAAGCTCTTGCTGATAGAGTTGCTGAACTTTCTGACCGAGCTTATAATCGTGAGACTGAAGTACTACTTCAAAAATTAAGAAGTGAACAGTCTATGGCAGAGAAAAAGTTGGCTGAAGACGCTGCCAACTTGAGAGAAGAGATAAAACTTAGAGTAGAAAATGGCGAACTTGGAAAGCCAACAAAGATTAATTTAGGCGGAGAAGGTGACGAAAAGTTTAATGTAACTGTTCAACAGAAAGGGAAAACAAACGAGTTTGAGATAATAGCTCCTGGCGCTACTATGGGTAGAATAGATAAGAAAATTGAAAGCGCAGAGGCTGGTTTGAAAACTGTGCAGAAGATGCAAGATTTATCCAGAGAAGGCGAAACCGTTGGTTATAAAGGAATATATACAAGAATGGCAGATTCCTTTAAAGGTCTATTTTCAATTCCTGCCGTTGAAGAGGGGTCAAAGGTTGAGCAATATAGAGCCGCTGTTGGCAAAATGCTCGTAACATATAGAAAGCTTCTTACTGGAGGTGAGGCAGGTAATGCTATATCTGACCGTGATGTTCAAATCATTAGACAAAACTTGGGTCTTCCAGAGGGGGCAACAGAGGTGGCCTTTACCTCTGCGAATCAAGTTCAAGAATATTTAAGCCAATTAGATTCTTTGTTCAAATCTAGAAAAGAACTCTTTGTTGGGCAGAAAGAAGCCTTAATAGAATTTGGTAAGGGAAGCGGTTACTACACAGAAGAGGCCAAAGACGATGACCACTCAGACAATTATTTGCAGTATGTTCCGCAAGTCGTTGGTGGTAAGCTAAGGCTAACCTTACCTAAATAAAGGAGCCTAATGTGGCTATTATTGATGTAGAAGCTCCTGACGGACAATTTGTAGAATTTGAAATTGCAGGGGATAAACCCACTGCTCAAGAAATGCGCTCTATACAGAACGTCATGGACAATCTTGATAAGTATAGGCCTCAAGAAGCAAAGCCAGAGTTTGACACCAAATCAGGTGTTAAAAATGCAAAGTTGCGTGCTGCGCTGTCTATAGCTGAGAACAGTGAAGAAGAAGAAGGCATACTCGCAAAGGCTGGTTTTGCAGTAGAAGACTACATTAGAGATGATAGAGGCAGATTAGCCTTAACTCCATCGGGCTCAAAGAAGCTTGGCATTGAGTCAGATAAAAACATCATGATTGATGAAGAAGGTTTCTCTCGTTACGATTTAGCTGATTTAGCAGGCATTGCACCTGAACTAACATTAGGCATAGCTGGCGCTATTTTTGGGCAAGCCGCTATACCAATTCCTGTAGTAGGAGCGGCGATTGGTGCGGCTACAGGCGGCGCTACAGGAGCAGCTTTAGAAGAAGCTGTGGAGGGGATTGCAGGTGTATCTCAACAAACAGCAGGTGAAATAGCAAAAGATGTAGCTGTAGAGGGCGCCATTACAGGCGCTGCTGAACTTGTGTTTGGCCTGCCTTTGTTAGGTATAAGAGCGATTACTAAAGGCACTCCTGGCGTTGTAAAAGAAGGTGGAGAGCAACTCCG